GGGCTCCGCCGATTCCTTGGCCTCCGGCCTTCGCCAGGCCACGGCCACTCCGTTTGTTTCGGGCATGGCTTGCCCTGCCTCGGAGCTTTCTTTCGATGCCTGCAGCGTGTTCGGCACCGATTGCCGCGTCTCTCTGTGCGACGAGATGTTCCACATTAAAGGCAGGCACTTTTTCGAATGGATTGGCGTTGTGTTCGAGTTTGTTGCCTGGGTTCTTTTTCTCGTGAGGATAGCGTGATGTGTTTTCGTTCTTTTTTCCATAAAATGAAAAGCGCTTTTTTAGATAGCTATTGGTCTTTTGACCGACGTCTTCTTGGTTTTGGCAGCGATGTTTATTTTGTTGTTGTTTTTTGTTTTGTTTTGATTGTTTTTCTTAATGTTGTTGTTTACGTTCTTCTGCCTGTTCTTTTTTTTCTTTTGCGTTTTTTGGGTCAAGCGATTGGAGGCCTTCTATGACTTTGATTATGATGAAGATTATGACATGGAGGATGGCGAATGAAAGTCTATGAGGTTCTTTCTGACGGTTTTTGCAAGCGCGATTGTTCCCGTTTGCGTGTTTTTTCGGAAGATGTCATTTCCTATCTGTCTCTCTACGTGAGCTTGTCTCCCGATGAGCGTCGTCGTTTTGAGTCGTATCTTGGTCCTGACGAGTTTGAGGTTCCTTTTTGACGCGGAGGTTGTTTATGATGAATTTGCAGGAGCTTTCCATGGAGGTTTACGGTTTTGAAATTTACGAGTGTCCTATTTGCGGCTACATTTATTCCGAATTCGAGAGCCACGAAAGCAGCGAGTGCCCGGAATACGAAGCATTTGTCAGCGAGGTTTTGATGCGGATGGGGGCGCCATGCAAGACATAGATATTTCTTCGATTCATTGCGCAGTCGGTCCCCTCGCTTTGGTGTTTGGCGCTGCTCTCCGCCCGTTTGCGGGTTGGCTTGCCCGCTTTCTAGGCTCCTCTGTTCTTGTCGGCGTGTTCGCGCTGGTGTCCGAGATGATTCCTCGCTTGCTCGGCCTCGGCCAGGGTTTGATTTCCTGGGGTTTCGGCGTGGCCGCGTCTGCGGCGTTCTCCGCGTTCCAGATGGCTATGACTATGGCCGGCGTTTCCGTTCCCTCGTTCAGCGAGCTGCTGTCCGGCCTTCCCCCCGGCATTCTCTGGCTCGGTTCCGCTCTTCGCGTGGACAAGGTTGTATTCATACTCACCAGCATCCTCATAGTCAAGCTGTTCCGCAAGGTTGCGGAGGCCATGGCTGCCGCCACGTCCAAGGCAGCCGCGTCGTCTCTGATAACGGGGGGCAAATGATTTACGCTTACACGGGCCTCCCCGGCAGCGGCAAGACCTTGACCGCTCTTGAGTTCCTTCTCTCCGAGCTTGCCAAGGGCCGCCATGTTTACACCAACATCGTCGGCCTCAGTTCCACCATGATATCCTGGAAGCTCAGCGGCAGCGGCGTTATTTACAGCACGTCTTACGTCGAGCGCTATCTGCATTGCTTCTCCATGTCGTTCAGCGACGACGTTGCGGAGCGGAGCGGCGAGTTTCGCAGGGAGCTTGCTGATTTCTCCACCTATTATGCCAATGCCGAGGGCCTCAATCTCCTTGTCGAGGATGTCATGCGGCACAACGAGGCTGTCGTCATCCTGGACGAGTGCCACGAGTATTTGGCGGCGGAAAATTGGAGAACGCTTCGTCCTTTCGCCAAATATGTTTCCATGGCCCGTCATTACGGTCACGACCTCATTCTGATAACCCAGCACATAATGGACATTTGGCCGCCGCTTCAGCGCCGCGTTCACGAGACGCACGATTTTTTCCGTGGTCAACTCGGTTTCAAGACGCATTACAGGGAGCGTGTTTATTACGGCTGCAACGTGATTGCTGCTCCTGGTTATTCAAGGAACAAAATAAACGACAAGAGCCTCTACCATCTTTACAAGAGCCATGACAATGGCGCCAAGGAGCATGTCGGCTACATGTCTGTCTGGAAGAACAGGAAGATTGTCGGTCTTGTCTTTCTCGCCTTTTTCTTTTTTTCGTTCTCCGTTTATTCTCTTGGCAGTTTTCTTTTCGGCGAGCGCGATCTGCTGTCGCCTTCCGTGTCCGTGCCTGCGCTTCCCGCTCCCGAGTATTCCCGGGATGCCAATGTCGTGTATGTGAAGTATGTCGTCTGCGGCGCCTATGATTGCAAGGCTACCCGTCCCGACGGTTCCGTTCTGACCCTTCCGCTTGATTACGCGAGCGGGAGGTATCCTGTTGAGGTGAGAAAATATGTTCCGGTTTCCAATTCTTCTTTTGGTGTTCCTGGCGTTCCAGGCTCGCGCCCAGGAGTGCCGAATGCGCCTAGATGAGAGCGACATAGACTTGCACGGCTTCCTCCGCGCTTTCTACAGCTGCGAGTCTCTTGGCCGCTCGTTCGTCATGGATCACGGCGTTCAGCGCCCTGTCCCTTCGTATGCCAATTTCGGTTACGATAGAAAAAATTATGCTTCCATTCTCAAAGAAGTTTTAAATCCTCTTGGTTTAAAACTTGTCCGGGGCAAATGGATTGATGCGATTGTCGTTCTGCCCCCGTCCAAAGATTTTTCTTCCCCTGCGGCCCCGTCCCATCCCCCTGCCCCCCTTGTGGGGGCAAAGGGGGATGGCGGGGCCGCAATCGATTCTGCGATTGTTGAAAATGATTCCGTGCCTGTTGTTGCGGAGATTGAGCCCGATGCTGCCAAGCCTGCCCGCCGCCTGCGGGCGAAGGCCTCCGGCCTGCTCCGCTCGTCGGCCCGTTCGCTCGGGCTCAGGTACTCGGAGCTGGTCGCGAGCGCGAGCGGCGAGGGCGTTTCCCGGCTGTGGGAGATTTCCGCTCTCGCCTCCGATTCCATTGGCTCCCTTGATTTCGCCAGAATAATAGATTTTTCCGCGTGGGACACCGCCCATGTCGTGTTCGGCGGCGAGATTCGCCGCCCGGATGCCACGGTCAATTACGAGAACGGTTCGGCCTTGACGCAATACAGTTCCGTGTTCGACGGCTTGACTGTTGACGTGAAGGGGGAGCGCTGGTTCTTCCTGTGGCGGAGGGAAGGCGCCATTCTCGAGGTGCCTGGTTCCGTGGGCTCATGCGCCTCCGGCTCTTCCAAAGTTTCGTTCGATTCGGCGGTCGGCGTTCCTTTCCTTTCTTCCGTCCCGGGATTGCGCTACCTGTTTTCCCACGTGCGGAAGCATGACGACGAGCTTTTGATTGCTGTATGTTTGGAGGTGCTGGATGAGTGAGATTGTGCCTGAGTTCGATTTGTTCGGCGGCGTTTATTCCCTGCCGCCGGAGATGCGTTTGCTGGAGCGTTTTTCATTGAGATTGTCGCCTTCGCAGAAAGCGAGGTTTTTTTTCTTACGCAAGCGGAATGATGAAAACGCCTTCGGAGGTTTTGAGGGACTATGTGTTGTCGCTCGTGGGTGATTATTGACATGATTGGTTTTGGTTTCAACCGCGGCGGTGCCGCAAGGAGAGAAAGATGAAAGTGCAGAGCAAAGTTGTTGCGCTGGATTACAGAACGGGAGTGTCGTCCAAGGACGGCAAGAACAAGGACAGAAACTTCGTTTCGCTTCACGTCCTCGACTACGACGGGAACGTCTTCGACATCTTCGGATGGAACGACGACAACAGGTTCCCGAAGAAGGCGGACACGCCTTGTCTCATGGATTGCATGTTCGAGGTCGGCTCGGGGCAGGAAGGCAAGATAACCTTCGACCTCTTGCA